GTTCGACGATGGGGAATGAAGGCAGAATTGCTTCTACCTTACCGTCTAGCCAACGAGCTGTTTCCCAGTAACCCAACTGATAAAGTTGGTTACGAAGGGATACCAGCGACTCTACCTCTTCCACATTCGACCGTCTGGTAGGGAATGCCCGCCGAACACGACATGGTGTCACATCATGTCCGGCAAAGTAGTCCTTACCACAAGACTCTCTGAACTGGCCTGTCCAAAAAGACTTGTCCGTGTTCACCTTGTGACCAAAGTCACGAAGGAGAGAGATGACGGTCTCTGCGCTGTCTGTGGGAACGACTATGTCGTCTCCATAGACTCGCACCTGTCCCCGCAAGCTTTTGATAAGCTTGTAGGACACAGGGATGCTACGCGCCTTGGCTACTCCTGCCACGGCTATACTCAGAAAGAGCATAGCCTCGACAGGAAAGGTAAGCGCGGACCCCATAGACGCGAACTTGGAAAGGCGGATTACGCCGACTCCAAGTACGTCAGCCTTCCTCGACCTACAACCCTGCACCATTTCTGAAAGAAATGGATAAGGGCGAAATAGGTCGAGTACGTGCTGATTGGAAACGCGATCGGACGCATCACTCAGATCGAGTGTTGCTAGAGCTCCAGTGATGGAGCCCTCATGAGCCAACTGCTGGTTAGGCGGTTGGTGTTTGAATCCGATCAACGGACCACACAGCTTGGAAGCTGTGAGCTCTTTTACGAGCCTTCGCGCGATCGCCTGCTGCACATATTGCATTGCAACAGGCTCAATTGCGATGATCCGAGGTGTTTTCATCGTCTTAGGAACAGCAATGACCCTTACAGGTCGTTCCTGCTCCGGGGTGAGGAAGGTCACACGGTCCTGGTAGACATGATGTCTATGTGATGGAAGAGCCCAGTCATTGTAATGACAGGTCTTTTCCAGCCGCAAAGGCCATTCGGAGGTGGAGAACTTTTGGTTCCCGTACCTCCTTTCGGCTGTAGCGCCAGGTCCGTGTCTGGGAATGAAGCCGGGGGGTGGATCGAGACTTGCGTCTCGTTCCATTCCCTGTATAGCTTCATTGTACAGAAGCAGCTGAGCTTGACGAACTAATCGCTCGTCAGCTTCGCTTCGTGACAGCCTTCGTCGGTCGGGCAAATGAGGATTTGGACGTTGTAAAACGTCCGTCCCCATCCGACTTCCTGACGATCCACGATCCGGTAATGAAAACACGGATTGTGGCGTGACTCGTACTCGAGGCAGTGCAGCTGAAAGCTGTCCACCTCTGAGCGAGTTTCGATTTCTGTCATCTTGCTTGATCTCCTCTTCTGTCATGATGAACCGTTCCATCGCGAGCCTCTTGCGTCGTTCAGACACAGGAAGTTCGATCTTGCCTAGCAGCATTGTTACTTGCCGCAAAGCGAAGATAGCCTCGATGGACGGGTTGTCACGCAGCATCCCTGATACAGGATCAAACACAAGCTGAAGGAAACCCCCTAGGAATAGGGGGAGCCCGCCTGGTCCCTTCCGGAATGGAAGGAACAGGTCGTCAGCGACAACCTCACGTGCCAGACCTTTTTGGAGGTCCGTTGCGTAGGTTGGCAGGGTTATCGTCAAAAACGATAACCCCTCACGTTTGATCCGACTCGTGGCCGTTTTGCGATCACGAGTGGTGCAGACGCCGCACTGAGTACCGGATTCGTCCAGTACTCTCAACCACAGATGCTCCAGGTTTTTCATCGTCGCCTCCCTTTCTAAAGGGGTAGGCTGGCGAGTCCTGCCATGGACATTCTGTGACCCATGCTGTCTAGCGTTTGCGTGCTATCCGAGCACCATTATGGAAATGGTGCCATCGAATAGGTAGCCCCCGATGAAAGGCCCAAAAACAAGGATGAGCCAAGCAAGCATCCCAAGATATGGAAATATCTTGGGAGAGGCATGCTTAGCGTCCTTGTTAGGACTCTCCACCGAGAAGCTGCGTAACACGCGCGCCAGAAGAAGCTGTCAGGTAGCCCGTAAGGGCGTCGACCACGTACTTCACCTCAGCGTTGGTAAAACCAACCTTGGGCGAATCTACGGTGATCGTCACCGACATGCTAACGTCCTGAAACACTCCTGAAAGGAGCGGATCAGCGGCGGTCTTCTTCTGCTGCAGTCGCACGCTCCTGCGGTTGCGCCGGCCATACCCGTGCACCAACGAAAGGATGACGTTTCCGTCTTCCTTCTGAAAAGTGCCCGTGTTGACGCCGGACGACACCCGCGGAAGCGACTGTGCGACTGCGTTGATAGTGACAGACTGCGGATCTGAAAATGCCATGATGAACTCCTGGTTGAATGGGACCTAACACATTCCTGTGCTAGGCCTTAGGCAATGGGTGTTTCCCACAATGCCTCTGAACTCAATGGCTCTACTTAAAAGAGCCACTGAAGCGACGGGGCGCGTAGGTCATACCTAACGCCGCCGCGATGCTGATTTGGTAGGCGTTAAAGCCATCCCAATCAACAGCGAACCCAAATGGAGAAGCTTCATCCCGGGCTTTGTACTCATCAACAGTTAACCTGTTGAGAGTTCCGGAGATGTTCTTCGAGTCCACGACTCCTGTTGCAAAATGCTCAATGAATGAGCGGTGCATTAGGAAGCTGTTCGTGGACACCAGACCGTCTGATCCCATGGCAGAGATGTTTTTCATGACATCTCCAGCATTTCCGAACCAGTCGACTGCCCAGGACCACGGAGCGAGATTCCAAAGAACCTCAGGGGTCAACTTAGTGCCCAACAGATAGTTGGCACTAGAGTTGTAGCGCTTCAAACGTTCCAGTGTAGTATTTCCCACTGGCACGTAGTACTTGAAGTCGCCCTCGAACCAAATCTTCTGGTATCGAGTTTCCGTGGTACCTCCACCTTTTGCAAAGACACTAGCTCCAGAGGGGCGGACTGCAAAGTCCTCCTTGAAGTAGCTTTCTTCGCGAAGAGTGGGCAATTCCCGAGAACGGTGCAACTTCTGTCCAGAATTGCGAATGTAACCACTTATGATTTTGTCATAGTGGTTAACAGAATTCGCGAATTTCCGGATGTCGTTGACCAGGGGTTTCCACCCGAACTGAACGTTCAGGTATTCACTCCCGGCACCTCTTGCGAGGGCCGTTCTAGCACGCCAGGTCGGAAGACCAACGGCGGACGGGATGCCTTCCCGATAAACTTCGGCAAGGCTGGCCAATGTATTGGCCTGAGGGGCTGTAGGAGCAGCATCACCCCACAACTGGGTACCATGTAAGGTTACCTCGTTGTTGGTGAGCTCCGTTGGCTTGAAACCGCTAATCCGTGAGGATGTGCGAGTTCCAAGAATCAGCTGTCCATTACAAAGCGTAGTGGCAGCACTGATACCGTTGCCTCTGATGAGTTTCCTCCTCAGAAGCCACGGCCCACCGGTCGAGTAAGGCGGTCCAGGGTTTCCCTGTGATGCCATCTCGAAATCCGAGTACACTTCTTCCTGGTATGGTGTCCAGGGAAGTGCCGGGTGTGACCTATACTCGCCTTTTGCTACCATTGTAAGGTAGCGTTGGTCTGTGTAAGTCATTCCGTGCCTCTCGTTTGCGGGTAGTGGGTTTCTCCTCGAGTGCTTTACTCGAGGGAAGTGTGCGGCTAAGCACTGGTGCTAGTCCTCTTAAGGGCTAG